TGGAAGATTTGGAACCAATGAATTAAATGTTATTCATGACGGAACGACTGTTGATGTCCTCGAATATGGCAACATAAACACAGGGGTGTCGGCATTGGATATGGGAACATATTCCGCAGAGATGTCATCTGGTACTGTGAATGTCAACTTCACACCATCTGCCGGATTAGCACTTACTGCTAACACAATTAGGGTGTCGATGTCCAGCACTGAATCTGTTGGTGTTGGTTCTACAGTTATTGGACAAGGAACTGAGAATATAGGTTCACTACAGTCTTTCTATACCTCTATTGGATCCACTTCTTCTCCAGGCATTCATACGATTGCCACCTATACATGTGGCGGTGAAAATGATTATCAAGCATCATACTATATTGTAAGTATTGAAGATACAACCAATGATCAATATCAACTCTCTGAAATCATTGTTCTCAATGACAACTCTGAGTCTTACATCACAGAGTATGGCACTCTAACAACAGGAAGTGGTATTGGCACCATTGGTGCTCTGATGACAGCAACTGAGACACATCTTCAGTATACTCCTCCTGCTAGCGTAGATACTCAAGTTCGTGTCTATCAACATGCAGTTCAATTGGTTGAAGTAGATAACACTCTCGATAATGAAATTGATCTTAACAATGCCTCTATTACTGCCGGATTTGGTTTCTATCAAGGAACTGCTAAGGATGTTAGAAGAGCATTCTCATTAACTCATAAAGGACAACCCATCTTCCAAAGAAACTTTGATGGAAGTGATACTTCAATTATTGATATCACCAATAACACTATTAAAATTCCGGATCACTTCTACGTAAGTGGAGAACCAGTTAATTATTCTGTTGGAATCTCCACTCATGTCCGTATTAATATAGAAAGTACTACATTCGCAGGTATTGGAAGCACATCAATTCTGCCTACAAATGCAAATGTTTATATTATCAAAGATACTGATGCGAAAATAAGACTTGCTTCCTCTGCTGAAAATGCACTTGCAGCAACACCTGTTGCGATTGGTATTACTGGAGTTGGAATTGGAACATTCCATACTTTTACCTCCAATAAGCAAAATACTAAGTGTATGGTTGCGATTGATAACTTTATTCAAAATCCAATCGTTTCAACTGCAGTTACTACTAGTGTTAATAAAGAAGTAAAACTTGCTGACTCTCTTATTGAAACAATCGGTGTTACATCATTCTTTGCTGCCGATTTAATTCAGATTGAAGCAGAGATTATGAAAATCAACACTGTTGGTTTTGGAACGACTAACGGTATCTTGGTAGATCGTGGTTGGATGGGAACTGGAATTACAACTCACCCTGTTGGTGTTGCTGTAACTAAGGTTGATGGTGCTTACAATATTATTGATAATATTATCAATTTCTACACAGCACCACAAGGGCCTACACCTCTGAGTTCAATCACCAATCCTCCGGATGAAAGAGATTGGACTGGAATTACAACATTCTCCAAATTCCAGGGTAGAACATTCCTGAGATCTCAGCAGCAAGGTAGTTCAGATGATGCTTATCACACTAATTACATTTTTGATAGCATTTCGGATCAATTTGATGCAACTACTAAAACATTTGCTCTTAAATCTGAAAATGAAAACGTAACTGGTTTTGCAACTAACAATGCAGCTGTCCTTGTTAATGGCATATTCCAGGGGCCTACTGGCAATTTAAGTGCTCAGGATTACACATTATCTGAGGGAACTGGAATTAGTAGTATTACCTTTACAGGAACAGCTACTTCCATAGCATATGATCCCAATAATGCCAATATACCTGTCGGTGGGTTTATCGTATCTGTAGGATCAACTGCCGGACTAGGTTATCAACCTCTTGTCTCCGCTGGAGGTACTGCTGTTGTATCAACTGCTGGTACAATTACATCAATTGCAATCGGCAGAACTGGTTCTGGTTATAGACAAGGATCACAAACTGTAAATGTTGGTGTTTATACATCATCTACAGGAAGAACTGGAATTGAGTTTATTGGTACTGCTGCAGTTAGCAATGGACATATTGTTAGCGTTGCCATTACAAATCCAGGATCTGGATATCAGGTTGGATCAGAACCTGTGGTTGTGTTTGATGCTCCTCTGTCGTACTCTAATATTCCTTTAGTATATTCTGATGAATCGCCAGTAGAAGGCAATGGAACTGAAGCAACCATTGATATCGTTGTTGGACAAGGATCAAGTGTAATTGACTTTGAAATTAGAAACTTTGGATATCGCTATGGACAAAAACAAGTCTTAACTGTAGCAACTGGTGGCGCTACAGGTATTCCAACTGATACAAATTACACATTTGATGAATTCCAAATCACTGTTAATAAAGTTGATTCTGATTCATTCTCTGCATGGCATTTTGGAGAACTTGAGCGTCTTGATAATATTAATAGTGAATTTGATGGAGTTACAAGACAGTTCACAATCAAGAGAAATGGATCTCCTGTCACAGTAAAAGCAGCAAAAGGCTCTAATATTGATGTTAAGTCTACACTGCTTATTTTTGTTAATGATATTCTGCAAGTTCCTGGGGAAGCATATGAGTTTGATGGAGGAAGTGTAATTAACTTCTCCGAACCACCAAAAGGTCCATCTGATGATGGTTCTTTCTCAGGAGATACTTGTAAAATTCTTTTCTATAAGGGTAGTGGTGCAGTTGATGTCACCTTTAGAGAGGTTCTCCCAACTTTGAAGGATGGTGATGACTTAAGTATAAGAGGTGATGATAATCTTGTTCTTAATTCTATTGATCAAGAATCAAGACTAATAACTGAAGTGCTTTCTACAGATACTATAGAAACTAATCCATATTACGGAAGAGGAATTGATTCTAATCCAGATCACGCTCGTACAGTAACTTGGTGTAAGCAAACCAGTGATAAAATTATTAATGGAAAAATTGTTAGTAAGAAGAGAGAACTTAATGAACCACTTATCTTCCCAACAGCAAATATAATTTCTTCTGTTGGTATTGGTTCAACTGTTGTGTATGTTGATAGAGTCAAACCTTTGTTTAATTCAGTAAAAGAAAATTCTGATGCTAACACTAGAAATACCATTCAAAATAACATCACATTTAGTTCTAATCAAGTTATTGTAGGAGCATCTGCTACCGCTGTGGTTTCTGCTGCAGGAACTATTTCATCTATTGTTATTGGTGCTGGAGGCACAGGTTACTCTAGCGCACCTACAGTTACCATTGCAACTCCTGTTGGATTTGGAACTACTGCTAGAGCAACAGCTACAGCAATTCTTAGTGGAGATAGTGTATCTGCCATTGTGGTTTCTGATCCTGGCGTAGCATACACTGTTACAAATCCACCAGTTGTTTTGATTGAAACTCCCTCAAAAGAATCTGAATCATGTGATGTGACATCATACTCTGGAGACTCTGGAATTATTGTTGGATTTGGAACAACTAGTGTAGGATCATCGACAAATCAAATTGTTTTAGAATTACATATCCCCTATGAATCTGAACTAAGAGATATTGCCTTAGTAGGAAGTGCTGTAACATTAAGTGCAATATCTAGAGGTGATTATTTTACAGTATTTAATTCTAATGTTTCGGTTGGCGAGACAAACACTATTTTCAGATCTTTTGATACTTCCAACAATTTAGTAGGAATTACAACATCATACATTGATTCAGTATATCAAGCAGCGTCTGTTAGTACTGTAACAAGGACTGTAGGTGGAGTTTCAACTAGTGTTTTAAGAGTTAATGCAAATATCGTTGGATTATCTACTTTAGGATTTAGTTCTACTACGGAATCTTTTGACTCAACATTATTTACTTTAGATAATACTGGATTATCTAATTTTGTCGGAGGAATCTCTACTTCAAATTATTTTGGAGAATTTAGTTGGGGTAAGGTGGTACTAACTAGAAGAACTAAACAGTTATCTTACGAGGCAAGAACTTTAAGTGGTATTTCTGGAATTTCAACCTCAGATTCTATATTCAGAACAAAGCACTTGAGATTTGAAAACTACGCCACTTAATTTATAAATATTTTTAAACCCAAAGAACATGGCAAGACAGGGAATAGGTACTGGATCATCCCCAAATGATGGAGCTGGTGATACTTTAAGAGCTGGTGCCGGAAAAATTAATGCAAATTTTTCTGAAATTTATAATTATTTTGGAGATGGCACCACTTTAGATTACAAAAGTGGTATATGGAATAATGTGAGTGTTGGTATTAATACCCTTTCTAATGTTGGTGTCGGCACCACTAATCCAACCTCCACTTTAAGTGTTGGTGGTAATGCCAATATAACGGGAGTTGTTACTGCTTCTTCATTTGTTGGAAGTGGTGCAAGCATCACAGGAATTTCCACCACTAACATAACAGATTTTTCCAGATCATCTGGTTCTACTATTGGTTTAAGAACAGATGTATCTGCAACAACAGGATCTGTTGGTGCTGCTGCTACAACCAATCTTAGCATTACTGGGTTTAAAACATATGGATTGCTTAAAGTTGGAATTACTAGTGCTGCATGGGTAAGACTTTATGTTGATGCGGCGTCAAGAACCTCAGACGCTGACAGATCTTATCTAGTTGATCCTGCCGCTGGTTCTGGATTAATTGCTGAAGTTCGTACAGAAACTGCTGGAATAAGCACGTTCTTAATGACTCCGGGAGTCATTGGATGGAACAATGATTCAACCACTGGAAGCACTGTCTATGCTGCAGTAACTAATAATGAAGCAAGTGCTGCAACAATCACTGTCACATTATCTGTAGTAAAAATGGAGAACTGATGACACAGTACGTAGTAACCGTTAAAAAAGGAACTGACATTGATTCGTTTTACGATGAGATGGAAACCCTTGGTGGAAGTTCAACCATACCAGATAGAAAGGTAACTTGTTATGATAGAAGGCCTATTAGTAGAAATACTGGATATGATTTAGAGGATAGTGAAATCAGTTCATTATTAGAAGATGAAAGAGTCATAGCAATTGATAAACAATCTTTGATAGATTCTGTGCAAGTAAGGCCTTCATGGGTACAAACTTCATCCGATTGGGATAAAAGTTCCACTGCAGCAAATACTAATAAAAACTGGGGATTGTATAGATCTGTCAGAGGTTCTCAAGTATCTAATTGGGGTTCTGATGGAACTTCGGATGCTAGTGCTACTGTTACAACAACATCTTCGGGGAAAAATGTAGATGTTCTTATCGTTGATGGGCATTTAAATACAGGGCATCCCGAATTCGCAGTAAATGTTGATGGATCGGGTGGAACAAGAGTTCAACAATTCAACTGGTTTTCTCTAACAAATCAAGTCACTGGAGGATCAAATGGAACTTATCCATATAGATCAGGATCATCATTAAATAATGCCAATGATAATCATGGAATGCACGTTGCAGCAACTGTTGCAGGAAACACGCAAGGTTGGGCAAGAGATTCAAACATTTACTACATAAGTCCCTACGCTGATAATGGTGGAGATGGAATTGCAAATGGTTATCTTTTTGAGTATATTTTAGCGTGGCATAATCAAAAAACAGTAAACTCAGATACTGGAAGGGTAAATCCAACAATTGTAAACAATAGTTGGGGTGGATATTATACATTAACAAGATCCAATATTTCAAGTATCACATATAGAGGCACCACAAGTTCTTCAACTCCATTTTCTGATTCGGATTTAAATGGATATGGTATAGTGGATTATACTGCAACAAATGTTTATGTAAGTGCTTATGTTTCATCTCTTATTGCGGACATAGAGGATTGCGTAGATGCTGGAATAATTTTTATTGGTGCAGCCGGAAATGACTCAACAAAAATTGACATTCAAGGTGGTGATGATTATGACAACTCTATAACACACTCTGGAACGGGATACAATTACCATAGGGGAAGTTGGAACGTTTCTGGTGCCAAATCTGGTGTTGGTGGACAGAGACTTTCAATATGCGTGGGTGCAGTTAGTGCATTAGCAAATGAATCTAAAGCAACCTTTAGTAATTGTGGGCCAAGGGTAGATATATTTTCTCCTGGATCTAATATAATTTCTGCTGTTAATGATGGAACTGTCACTGGAGGTTCAGTAACAACTGTCAATGATACTAGAGATTCCTCATATAAACTAGCAAAATATAATGGAACAAGTATGGCATCTCCACAAGTTTGTGGTGTTTTAGCTTCTTTACTTGAACAATATCCAAACATGAATCAAAATGATGTAGAAGAGTATTTAATACAACATCGAAAAACAAGTCAAATGACTACGACTAGCGGTGGGTATACTGATAATACAGATCTTCAAAGTGCTGGAAATAATTATATTTTTTATAATAAAGAAAGAACCGAAACTGGAGTAACTATTCCCAGATACTCATACAGTTCCAGAAAAGCAACAACTGACGGAGTAAAATATCCTAGAACAAATAGGATGGTAACCAAACGCCAGTAAACTGTAATAAATAAGTAAAAAACACGCAAAAATGGCTGCGATTATAACTGATCAACTTCGTATATTAAACGCAAAAGATTTTGTTGCTAGTGTAGCATCCACTAGCAACTCTTTCTATTCGTTTGTGGGACTTCCTAATCCTACTGATGTTGATGCAAGTTGGGATAGCAGTCCTCCAGATCCAAGGGATAACTTTGATGAGGAGAACAATTATTGGGACACAATGATTGCTCTTAAAAAGATTGATGCTGAAGATGTTAAGCAGGTGATTAGAAAAATCACTTGGCAGTCTGGCACAACATATGATATGTATCGTGCTGATGTGAAGGCAACAAGCCCTTCGCAACCATCAAATGCCACCACTTTATATGAAGCAAATTATTATGTGATGAACTCTGATTATAGAGTTTATATTTGTTTGCAAAATGGATCAAATCCTGAAAATCCAAGTGGAAGAGCATCTCTTGATGAACCCACTTTTACTGATTTAGAACCAAGAGAAGCAGGAACTAGTGGTGATGGATATGTATGGAAGTATCTTTATACCATCAAACCGGGAGATATTGTAAAGTTTGACTCTACAAACTTTATGCCAGTTCCAAAAGACTGGACTACAACCACAGAAGCTAATATTTCTGCAGTCAGAAATAACGCTGACACCAGTGGACAACTTAAAATTGTAAAAATTACTAATAGAGGTGTTGGTTTAGGAACTGCTAATAGAACTTACACTCAAGTTCCAATTAAAGGCGATGGAAACGGAGCAGAGTGTACTATCGCTATTAATAACAATTCAAATGTAGAATCTGTTACAATTTCAAAGGGTGGTTCTGGATACACATTTGGAACTGTTGATTTAGTAGCAGGTAATGTACCTACAGGGACAACAGCACCTGTCTTTGATGTAATCATTCCTCCACAAGGAGGACATGGTGCTGACATCTACAGAGAACTTGGAGCTAGAAACGCATTAATCTACTCTAGAATTGAGAACGACACCGAAAATCCTGATTTTATCACTGGAAACGAAATTGCAAGAGTTGGATTAGTTCAAAATCCAAAGGCATATAATACATCGTCAAATCTTTCACTTGATAAAGCTGCTGCTACCTACGCACTTAAATTAACAGGTGCTGGTTATAGTTCTGCAACCTTTACTGCAGATGCTTTTATTACTCAAACCGTTGGACTTGGTTCAACTGCTGTCGGTAGAGTCGTATCATACGATCAAACCACTGGAGTTCTTAAATATTGGCAAGATAGATCTACTGCAGGATTTAATACTGACGGAAGTAAGAATACGACTCCAGAATATGGGTTCAGAATGAACAGATTTACACCAAACATTACGGATGGTGGATCGTTCAATATCGTTGGTGGATCTGCGACTCTCGCTATTCAAACTTCATTTACGGGTGTATCAACCGAAATAAATAGTCGTACTTATTACCTAGGGCAGTCCTTTACTGAGGGTGCTGCTCAGCCTGAAGTTGAAAAATATACGGGTAATATCATTTACGTAGATAATAGGCCGTCTATTACAAGATCGTCCAGTCAAAAAGAAGATATCAAAATTATCTTGCAGTTCTAAGGAATTATGTCACAGGAAACCAATCTCAACGTCGCCCCTTATTTTGACGACTTTGATCCTCAGAAGGATTATTACAAGGTTTTATTCAAACCAGGTTATCCAGTGCAGGCAAGAGAGTTAACCTCTCTTCAATCTATCCTGCAAAATCAGGTTGAGAAGTTTGGACAGCACTTTTTTAAAGAAGGTGCTAAGGTAATTCCTGGAAACACAACATATTCGACTAATTATGAGTGTGTTGTATTAGAAAACGCATACTTAGGAGTTCCTCTTTTTGATTACATTGATCAATTAATAGGGGCGCAAATAACAGGACAAGATTCTGGCGTCACCGCCATTGTTGATAACTATATTTTAGAATCAGAGTCTACTAGAGGACAAGTAACTCTGTATTTAAATTATTCTGGATCTGGTACAAACAATCAAGAGTCAGTTTTTAGAAACGGTGAACTTCTGACTGCAAATGTAAATATTTCTACTGCCAACACTCTTATTGGTGAAGGTGTTCCTTTTGCTTCCACTGTTCAGCAAGATGCAACTGCAACAGGTTCTGCATTCTTTATCAGCAATGGTGTATATTTTGGTAAGGGAACATTTTTAAATGTTAGTGAGCAAAAATTAGTATTAGATCAATATTCTAACACTCCAAGTTATAGAATTGGATTGTTGATTGAAGAAACGATCGTTAATTCTGATTTAGATCCTTCACTGACTGACAATTCAGCAGGATTTAACAATTTTGGATCTCCTGGTGCTGATAGACTTAAGATTGTCGCATCACTCCAAAGAAAAGATTTAAATGATTTTGACGACAGCAATTTTGTTGAACTTGCTACAGTAATTAACGGCACTCTTCGTGAAAGAAATACTAGTGATTATTCTTTTATTACAGATGAACTGGCAAGAAGAACTTATGCAGAATCTGGTGATTATTATGTCAAATCTTTCGGTATTAATGTAAAGGAATCTCTGAATGATAACGAAGGAAACAGAGGACTTTTTACATCAGATCAAACTACATACGCTGGTTCAACACCTTCTGACGATTTAGCAATCTATCAGATTTCTCCTGGTAGAGCATTTGTAAAAGGATATGACGTGGAGACAACTGCTCCTTCATTCCTTGACGTTCCTAAGCCTAGAACAACAAAAACTCTTAAGGGACAACAGATTAATTATGAGACAGGTGAGACACTCAAACTCAATAGAGTTCACGGATCTCCAACCATAGGTATTGGTAATACTTATATATTAAGTCTTAGAGATGCTAGAGTT